ATCTTGCCTTTCGCCTTTAGGAGTTGATCCGTCAAGTTTTACAGCTATCTTCTTGAAGTGTGAGTAGATAGTGTTAAGTGATTCTGTAAAATTGCAAAAAATGATCACTTTTTTATCTTGGTCTAAAATATTTTCACAAAGTTCTATGGTTTGAGAAACCTTTTCGTTGGCGATAATTTGTCTAACCTTTGCGATTTTGGAAAATTGCATAGTTAAAGAATTTGACTCACCTCCCTTATCATACCATTCGTAGTATTCCCCCATAACTTCTTCGTATTCCCGAGATTTCAATCGCATATAAATTGGAGAAATTATTTTTTCAGGTAAGTCTAGTACGTCGTTTTTTAATCTTCGTAACACAAAAGGTTTTGTTCTTTCGTAAAGTTCTTCCAAATTTGACGCACCACTTACATTCCATATTTTTCTGTTACCAGCACGGAACTGATACCCATTACAATAACGCTTGACATAAGCCATCCAATTCTGAGCAACATTGCAGTCTACCAAATTGAGTAGATTGAAATAATTTATTGGTCGAGATGTCACAGGAGTCCCTGTTAACAACCAAGTTCTTTGTGATATTTTACTGATGTTATTTACAAGTTTGGTTCTCTGTGCTTGAACATTACAAATCGCGTGGGCTTCATCAACTATTACCAAATCAAATTTTGTGTCACGTATTATTGATTCCGAATCTTTTTCTAATGTGTGAAAATTTTTCAAAATATCGTAGTTGATAATAACGTAATCGGCATCCTCCCATTTTTTACCATCCACTATGGATATGGATCTATCGGTATAGTTTTCGAGTTCCCGTTTCCAATTTATTTTCAATGATGCGGGACAAATAACAAGAACTTTGTTTGCATTTGACTCTATTGATGCAACTACGGCAGTTGTCGTTTTACCAAGCCCCAAATCATCCGCTAAAATATACTTTTTGTTTTCACACAAAGTTTTTACACCTTCTTTTTGATGTTCGAGTAATGGTCGATGTGAGTATTTCTCAAAATCAATTTCTACGTTTTTGATTTTATTATCTTTGATTACCGCAGCTTTTGGTATCCAAATATCATGTAAACCCTGATTTTCAAAATAATATCCCCACACGTGATAAGCGGTGTCTTTTTCAACTAAAAGTTTTTCTATCCAAATTTGTGTCGGTACTTCTATAAACATTTTTTCATTTGCAATTTTACTCGCAAAATATGTGTCCAATTGTACCCATTTTTTTGCAACCTTTGGTTCTCTTTTGTGATATTTAATCACATATTCGGTTTGAGTTGCGTTAGGAAAAAATTTAGGATTTGAATCCCTTTTGTGTTTTAATTTAAGAATAAAGTTGTTCGCACCTTCATAACGATCTATAATATCTAAGGCTTGATTTTCTCTTGCGTTTAATTGACTATCCAAAACAAAAATAAATTAAATATAATAATATTATGAATATTTATCAAGAAGTATGGCACAAAATCAAGTTCCAATCACAAGATTAGGTAAATTTTTCGGTCAGGAAGATTTCGATTTGGATGTTAGTATGGGTCGTGAATGGCTCGATGGTGATATGAATTTTACCATTGTTGTCTATCGCGTAAACAAACAAAAAACAAATCAAGACGATGTTTATGGCGAGGCGGTACCTCAATCCATAGAGTTTTTACCACCAATATCAGTAAACGCTTATTTGCAAATTATGCAACCAGATATGGCTTTCTTGGGTAATTCCAAGGTTATACAAAACGAACCGGGTAATATCAGATTCGCTATCTACCAAAAAGATTTGGACGACCTGCAAGTTTCCATTAGTTTGGGTGATTACATCGGTTATTGGATTACCGAAAATCAAGTAAGATATTATTCAGTTGTTGATAAGGGGGTACCCAATTATGACAACAAACATACCTATGCTGGATATAAACCTTTTTATGTCAGTTACATTGCAACACCAGTAACTGCTAACGAATTTATGGGGATTTAATTATGGCTTTACCCAAAAAAGTAATACCAAATATTAATTTAGTTCCTCCAAAAATATTATTGGAGCGAAGAGAACAATTGTTGGAGGATATCACAAACGATGGTACATACCTTCCAAAGAATTTGGGGTATGCTGATTTAGATAGGGGGTTTTTGGATTTTGTAAAAAACGAGTTAAAAACAATCGTTGATGGTAAGATTATACCTACTGTTGACATTCTTATTACCACACAAAATTGGGCTCAATTTACACAGACGTGGTCTTTTCAAGATTTGAATGGTAACACAGAACCACCCTTTATTACTGTTGTTAGAGTTCCTGAAGTTAAATATGGTACAAATCCAGCAACACTTTATAATATCCCAAATCAAAAAGAATTTTTTTATGCGGCAGTCCCTACTTGGAATGGTAACATTAAGGGATTAGACATTTATAAAATTCCCCAACCTGTACCCGTTGATATTTCTTTTAACGTTAAAATAATTTGTAATCGTATGAGAGAACTCAACGAGTTTAATAAAAATGTACTACAAACTTTTGCATCCCGTCAAGCTTACACAAAAGTTAATGGTCATTTTATTCCGATTATAAACTCAAACATTTCTGATGAATCTGTAAATCAAATCGACAAACGTAGGTTTTACATTCAGAATTATGATTTCACTATGTTAGGGTTTCTATTGGATCAAGACAAATTCGAGGTGGCCCCTGCGGTATCTAGAGTGTTGAATGTTTTTGAAACAAATTTCAGACCAATTAATCGTAAAAGAAAAGTATTCCCTGTAAATGAAGGTGTATTTGATCTAATAATTCAAGCTACAGGAACATCACCCGTTATTCGTACTATAAGTGTGGATTATACAGGCACTTTCACGATTTTATCAAAAGAAAATGTTAGTTCTTATGATTTATATGTGAGACTAAATAATAGTACAGAGTTTGTTTTTTTTGGAACCGATGTAATATCTTTCGAGGTATCCACAGGTGATTCATTGAGGTTTGAAATTACTCAATCCACTATTGATCCGAGTTCCGTCATAACTTATGCTGTCTCACTACTTGAAGTGAGCTAGCTAGTTCACTCCCCGTAAACATCTTTTTTTTTCACACAATTTTCTTTTATAAGTTTTTCTAACAATTTGTAAATTTTTATTCCGTTTTCATCACAATACTTTTTTAATATTTGATGAGTTTCCACGGATATTTTGATGTTTTTTGTTGTTTTTTTCATAAAAGATAAAAAAAGATAATTTTATCCTCCTAATATAAATAAGTTTTATAAAAAACAAATACTTTGTTAACTGACATAATATTTATATCAATAAAACTAAAAATTAAAATAATAATATGGCAACTACCAATAAAATTTTTGTATCTCCTGGTGTTTATACTTCAGAGAGAGATTTGAGTTTTGTAGCACAAAGTGTTGGTGTTACAACATTGGGGTTAGTTGGTGAAACCCTTACAGGTCCAGCTTTCGAACCTATTTTCATAACTAACTACGATGAATTTGAAGCATTTTTTGGGGGTACAATTCCTGAAAAATTTGTTAATACTCAGATACCTAAGTATGAATTAGCATACATTGCTAAATCTTATCTACAACAATCCAACCAATTGTTTGTAACACGTGTCCTAGGTTTATCTGGTTATGACGCTGGCGCAGGTTGGTCTTTATCTATTCAAGCCAACGTGGATGGTAGTTCCATAGGTTTAACAGGAACACAATCAGTTTTCACTATAAATTTTTCAGCAAGTACAGGGGGTACTGTAACACTTAGTCCTGTCGGTTCAACATTAGTAGGTACCAACTTAAATAACCCTTTTTCACTTTTGAATGGAGACCAATCGTCTTTTAGTAGTGAATTAAGTACTCAACTTACGGAGATTGTTAACGCATCTGGAACTACTAGTGGTACTTCAATATACTACTTTGGTACAATCACTGATGCCGCATATAGTGCGTTGAGTGGTTATACAGGTCAAACCAATGTGTTTGGAATGTCAGGTCTTACTAACTCTACCGCTGACTACACTTCGCCAAACAATGATGCTTGGTACTATTCTAATTTTAACGAAAGTACCAATGGTAATTATACAGGATATTCTTTCTTTAGTGTAGTCACTACTTTAACAAACACGGGTTCAGGTAATTATACAGGTGTTCTTTCAGGAACTGTTTTTAATTTTTCGGGTGTTTCCTTTTTAGATTATAATGATGTTGTTGTTGCTACATTAAGATCAAGAGGTATTTCGAATTATGGTTCTGGTGGATCAGGTCCAAGATATCAAGTCACTGGACTTACAAGTGTTGTATTAAATACGAGTGGTTCATATTCGGCAATAACTACGAACCCTTTTGCTGAGTTTGCTATTTCAGGTATTACTGATGGTGCGGCAAGTCCTGAAAATTTCTCTTTCGTTGTTTCTTTATCACAAACGAATCAAAACTTCTTACCATCTGTGTTAGGTCGTTCCAACTTTGCAAAAAGTAGAACGGAGGTTCCTATTATGGTTGAAGAAGTATACCCAACCCTCCTGACTTATGGTTATAATAAAGGGTATATTAGAGGGTTGAAAACCTCTGTTATTTCAACACCAGGATTACGTTATAATTCCACAACTGGATCTATCGCCAATTATTTAGAAAGGTATAGAGCTGCAGAATCCCCATGGGTTGTTTCACAACTTAGAGGTAGTACGGTCGAAAGATTGTTTAAAGTTTTAACAATCTCTGATGGTGACACTGCGAATACTCAAATTAAAATTTCGATTCAAAATATTTCATTCAACAATTTGACATTTGATGTTGGTGTTCGTGACTTTTTCGACACCGATACCAACCCCGTTTATTTGGAGAAATTTACCAATTGTACTATGGATTCATCATCAAATAACTACATTGGTGTTAAGATCGGTACTTCTGACGGAGAATATGCTTTGAATTCGAAGTATATTATGTTAGAATTGGATTCGGATGCACCTATCGATTCATTACCTTGTGGTTTCGAAGGATATGTTATGAGGGA